TTGAACGATGTCGCCGTCGAGGTATGGGACCGGATCAAGATGGGCGCCGCGGCCGCAGGTGCGCGCGCCACGGCGATGTTCTTTAATCTGAAAGCTGATGCCGCCACCGGCATGGCGGGCGCGATCGAGAGCGTTGTTGCCTTTGGTAACGCCACCGCCAATACCTTCGAGGGCGCGCTTCTCGCCGTCCGAGAAATCTGGTCCCGCCTACCAGCCGTGATCGGAGATCTAGTTTACGCGGCAGCAAACCGCATGCTTGGCGGGATCGAGGCCATGCTGAATGGCGCAATCGCCCGGATTGATGCCTTTACGGGCAAGATCCGCGATGCGCTCGCGGCTGTAGGGATCGAGACCACCTTCGGCAAAATCGGTGACATCAGTCTTGGCGATATCGATAATCCTTTCGCGGGGGCGACAGCGGATGCTGGAAGCGCCGCTGCAGATGCCTTCCGGCGGGCTTTTGAAGATAACCCGCTAACAGCGCCCGATCTGGGACTTGATGGGATTGCCGCTGAGGCGCTGGCCACCTCGAACACCTACCGTCAGGCTGCGGTCGATCTCGCGAACGGCGCAACTGCTCCACTGACCTCCTGGCGCGCGCTTCGTGACGCTGTTGCGGGCACGGGTGAAGAAGGTGCAGCTGCGCTGGATGAGGCGGCTGGGTCAGCAGATCGTCTGTCAGATGCCATGGGCCGTGCTGGTAGTGCGGCTGGCAGCGCCGGGGATCGGATCGCCACGGGGTGGCGTGCGGTTTCCGAGTCTCTTCAGGCCTATGCCACGGATGCCCTGAACTGGGGCAAGGGTCTTGGTGAAACCTTAACCGGTGCCTTCAGCGGCGCGGAAAGCGCGTTCCGAAGTTTTGTTGAGACCGGCAAGTTCGACTTCAAGGGCCTCGTGCGCTCGATCATGGCAGACCTCGCGGTCCTGTCCTTCAAGCGCACTGTGCTGGGGCCCATCGCCTCGGCGCTCTCGGGCATCTTTGGCGGCGGGTCCGTCGCGGCGGCTGTCTCGCATGCGGGCGGCATCGTTGGGCTGTCGGGCCATACGCGGCAGGTACCAGCCATGTCGTTCGCAGCAGCGCCCCGGATGCACTCTGGCGGTTGGGCTGGTCTCCGCCCTGACGAGGTCCCAACAATCTTGCAACGGGGTGAACGGGTGCTGAACCGACGCGAGGCCGCAAGCTATGGCCACGGCGGCAGTGCTGGTGCGGGAGTAACTGTCAATATCGATGCGCGCGGGGCGCAGATGGGCGTGGCCGAGCAGATTGATGCACGGCTTCGTGCAGCCATGCCTGAGATCGCCCGCATCGCCAAGGAAAGCGTGGCTGATGGCCGGCGACGGGGTCAGGTGTTCTGAGATGAGCATTCCTGTCTTGTCGCTGACGCTCGTGTCCTCACTCGAGCGGCGGCTGGTTACGTCGGTCGCAGAGGCACGCTCGCCATTCACCGGCACGTCCCAGATCCAAGACTGGGGCGCGTCCTGGTGGGAATACCAGATCGAGATGGCAGTGACCCAGGGGGCAAAGGCCCGGCGGCTCTCTGCGTTCTTCACCGCCCTTGGTGGATTGCGGGGTCGGTTCCTCTTTCCTGATCCCTCAATCGAGGTGCCGATGGCGGCGGGCAATCCCTACGTGACCGAGGCGCAAGTTGCGGGAGCCTCCACCTTGCGCTCGGCAGGTTGGGGGCTTGGTCTGCGCGCTGGTGACTTCTTCCAGCTGGGCAGTGATGCCACCACGCGACTCTATCAGCTGACGGCGGATGTGACGCCTTTGGGCAGTGAGGCCACACTCGCATTCGTGCCATCGCTTCGGTCTTCCATACCGGTCGGAACACTGCTCGGCCTTAATGCTCCATCGGTCCTGTTACGCCTGACGGCCCCGGTCCCCTCAGTTATCGGCCGGGCGGATCAGCACCGATTTACGATCTCAGCGCGGGAGGCGCTCTGATGAGCCGTGATGTCACCGTCGCCTTCGCAACCGCATTGGCCGATCAAAGCCTGCGGCCTGTCATCTTCTTTGAGGGTCAGTTCGCCACGGGCTGGGTGCGTATCTGGTCGGGGCTGGGAGAGGTGAGTTGGAACGGCCAAAGCTGGGCTGGGGCTGGATCGCTCTTAGGCCTCGGCTCGCTTGATGAAACCGGAGAGGTTGTGGCCGGCGGCACGGCCGTGTCGCTGTCCGGCGTGCCGCTCGATCTCGTTCAAATGGCAATCGAGGAGGCACGTCAGGGCCTGCCGGGCCGCATTTGGTTGGGGCTTCTGGCCGAGAATGGCAGCATCATTGCTGATCCGGTTCAGGCCTTCTCGGGCCGGCTTGATGTGCCAGAAATCAAGGATGATGCGGACACCTGTACGATCACCATCAGCTATGAGAGCCGTCTCATTGATCTGACCGTGGCGCGGACCTGGCGCTACACCCATGAAAGCCAGCAGGTCTTGTTCCAGGGCGATCTTGGATTTGAGTACGTCACAGCGATCCAGGATCGCGAAATTACCTGGGGGCGCGGATGATACTCCCCCGCGTTGACCACTGGGAACGCCTTCTCGCCGCAGCCATCGATACGGCACGGGCTAAGCCTTTCGTTTGGGGCGTCCATGACTGCCCAACCTTTGCTTTCGAGACGCGGATGATCCTGACCGGTGGTGAGGATGTCGCTGCTCTTTGGCGGGGTCGCTACACCACCGCGCTCGGCGGGCAGCGCGTGATGCGCCGTCTGGGCTGGGCCTCGCTTGTGGAGATGGGCATGGCGCTCCTTGGAGACCCGCGCTCAACCGTACTTCTGGCGCAGCGCGGTGATCTTGTTCTCGCCGACAGCGGTCTTGGCTTCGGTATCTGCACTGGGGCCTCAGCGGTTGGGATGGCCCCTGAAGGCCTCGTGACTGTGCCGTTGACGTCCTGTCGCCTTTCCTGGCCCATCTGACCTCGGAACCAAGCCATGCCCTTCATCGTGACAGCCGTCACCGCAGTTGCGGGTGCGATCAGTGCGACCTTGGCTGCCGGCGGCATAGGCGCGGCGCTTTTAAGGATTGGCGGCACGCTTTTGCTGTCCACCGCAGCACAGGCCTTGATGCCAAAGCCACAGACCAGGATGCAGCCGCGGACGGTGACGATCCGCGAGCCCGTGGTGCCCCGCGATCTCGTCTATGGGCGCACGCGCAAGGGTGGCGTCATCGTCTTCCTGCATTCCTCAGGATCGGAGAATAAGTTTCTTGATCTTGTGATTGTGCTGGCCACGCACCGGGTCAAATCCATCGGGGCTATCTATTTTGAGGGGGAAATGGCCCTTGATGCGGACGGCACCGCCCAAGGCCGATGGGCCGGAAAGGTCCTCGTCGAGAAGAAACTTGGCGACGCCAACCAAACCGCTTTCGCGGGCCTGAAATCAGCGCTGCCGGACAAATGGAACGAGAACCATCGGCTGCGGGGCTGTGCCGCGATCCGGCTGCGGCTGACCTATGACCAAGATGCCTTCCCAGGCGGGATCCCGAACATCACGGTGGATCTGGAGGGCAAGGACGACATCTGGGACCCTCGGACCCAAACCGCAGGCTATTCGGAAAACCCCGCCCTTTGCCTTGCAGATTACATGGCCAATCCGACCTGGGGCATCGGCGCACGGATTGGCGAGCCCGACGGGATTGACGAGATGTCGCTCGTGGAAGCCGCCAACATCTGCGACGAGGCCGTTCCGCTTGCCGGTGGAGGCTCTGAGCCGCGTTACGCCTGCAACGGGGTGATTACGCTCTCCGAGGTTCCGAAAACGATCATCGAGGGGATGCTCTCGTCCTTCGCAGGTCGCTGTGCCTTCTCCGCTGGATCCTGGCGCATCCATGCCGGGGCCTGGCGGGCCCCTGATGTCGCGCTCACCTCCGACCATGTCCGGATGGGCGGGCTGACTTTGGCCACGCGCGTGACCATGTCATCGAACTTCAACGGGGTCCGCGGGCAGTTCGTCAGTCCTGAGAACGACTGGCAGCCGGATGACTTCCCGGCCTATGCGAGCGCTGTTTACGTGGGTGAGGATGGTGGTGAACAAAAGTGGCGCGACATCTCGCTGCCCTTCACGATCTCCGCGTCTATGGCTCAACGGCTTGCGAAGATCGAGCTTGAGCGCGCGCGTCGACAAATGACGGTGCGGTTGTCAGGGAAACTGTCGGCCTGGGCAGCCACGGTGGGCGATGTGGTAACGCTCTCCTATGCCCGCTGGGGCTTTGCTGCGAAACCTTTTGAGGTGCACGGAGTGAGCCTTGACCTGACGGCTTCTGGGGACGGTGCGCTCCTCTTGCCAGAGCTCGTTCTGCGTGAGACCTCGCCTCTGGTCTTTGACTGGTCAGCAAGTGAGGAGCAAATCTATGCAGCCGCCCCACGAACGGCGTTGCCGAATGCCTATAACATCCCGGCACCTGGCGCACCGCAGGTAACTGAAGACCTCTATGTCACGCGGGATGGCGGCGGGCTGAAGGTTCTGGCCAAGATTAGCTGGGAAGCGGCACCTTCAGGATTTGTTGCGGCCTATCAGCTGCAAGGCAGACTTGCTGGCGCGGTCGACTGGATCGACTATGGCCGCACCGACGGCACTACGCTTGAGATCCGTGACATTGCTCCTGGCAACTGGTCGTTTCGCGTCAAAGCGATCTCGGTCTTGGGCGTCTCCTCGCCCTGGCAGGAGACAGCGGTCGAAATCCTCGGGCTCACCGCCCCTCCGGCGGGGCTTGAGAATGTGACGCTGCAAACGGCCGGTGGCCTCGCCATCCTGAAATGGTCCCGCTCGGTCGATCCAGATGTGCGCGTGGGCGGCAACATCGTGATCCGGCACTCCAAGGAGGCAACCGCCACTTGGGCCGACAGCTATTCGATGGATCGGGTCTCGGGTGGGGAGGCCATCGCCGTCGTGCCGCTCAAACCTGGCACCTATCTGGTGCGCGCCGAGGACAGCGGCGGCCGCGCCGGGCCTGAAACCCGCGTTACGACCAAGGGCGCGCAAGTACTGGCCTTCTCAACACTGGACTTTCTGCAAGCCGATCCTGGCTTTGTTGGCACAAAAAACGGTCTTCAAGTGACAGGGTCAAACCTGACGCTTGGCACAGCAACCGCAAATGGTGTGACGCAAGTGACAGCGATGGAGGGGCAATACGCCTTCGCCGCCGGGCTTGATCTTGGCGCTGTAACACGCGTGCGGCTTCGCTCCGAGATCGGCGTTGCAGCACTGGCACTCAACGATCGGATCGATGCGCGCACGGCGCTCATGGACACTTGGGCCGATTTTGATGGGTCCGCTGGCGCAGAAATCGACGTGCTCTTTGAGATCCGGGAAACCGACGATGATCCGGCTGGCGCCCCCAGTTGGGGTCCCTGGGGCCGGCTCGACAACCACGAAATCGAAGCCCGCGCGGTGGAAGCGCGGGCGCATCTTATGACGAAGGACGCGTCCTACACGCCGATCGTCAGCCAATTGCGGCTTTATGCCGATGAGGTCGCCTGAAGACGCGTTCCATGACTGAGGCGCGTACCTTCGTTGCCTCACGGCTCTGCGTTGAGCGCAAATGGCTACATATCTAATTGATTGAAAACGGATAGCGCAGAAATGTCCCAGACAGCGAGTTTTACAATTGCGAACGACGCAGGCGCCGCGGTGCGGGCGCGGATCAATGAGGTGATCGCGGCCCTACAATCGACGAATGCTGGGGCGTCGGCGCCATCCGCGACAGTGGCGGGCATGCTCTGGGTTGATACCTCGGTCTCGCCACCAGTTCTTCGCCGGAGGAACGCCACGAACACCGGCTGGGACGCGCTTCTTGATGCAGCTGGCAATTTAGCCGGGCTAGCAAACAACGCCGTCGCTCGAACGAACCTTGGCCTCGGGACAATGGCCACGAAATCCGCCGCCGATTATGACGCAGCAATCGCGGCCAAGGCGGCACTGTCTGGGGCGAGCTTTACTGGCGTGGTGACCGCCCCAAACTTCGTCTCCTCGTCTGATGCCCGGCTGAAGTCGGAGGTCGAGACCATTGCGGATGCACTGGCTCTCGTCTCGGCCCTGCGCGGCGTGCGCTTTACGATGGATGGCAACAGACAGATTGGGCTGGTTGCCCAGGAGGTTGAGGCGGTGCTCCCCGAGGTGGTGCGGGCGGATGTGGACACCGGTCAGCTCTCGGTGGCCTACGGCAATATCATCGGTCTGTTGATTGAGGCCGTCAAAGAACTGACCGCCCGTGTTGCGGCATTAGAGGAGGCGCGCTCATGAATGACGGTGGGTTTATTGAGATGATCAACTCGGTTTTTGGAGGCGCTGTGACCACACTAATCGGCGCCTTTACGGGGCGACTGATGTGGCATTCGGGTGAGGTCAAGCTCGGCAACCGTCGCTTCTTTGGCAAAGAACTCCTTTGGGAAATCCCCGTGGCCGTCGGCATGGCGCTGATTGGAGAGGCTGCGGCGCGCTACATTGGGCTCTCGCAGCCCGTCTCCACCGGGTTTGTGGCCACGCTTGCCTATTTGGGTCCGCGCGGAGCTGAAGCGCTACTCGCAACCTGGCTTGGTCGCAAAAAGTAGCGGTGCAGACTGTATGCACGCACTTGAAGCGGCCAATTATGCCGCCCATTTAGGGCTCAAGAAATGACTAACAGAGGGTGAAACTATGACTGAGATCGCAGCTATCTTAGCGCAAATCCAGAAATCGAAAGATCCCGTAGAAGCAGTCAAGCGGTTAGTTCTCGCACACGGCGGGCAGTGGTGTGACCCAGAGAATGCCAAAGGCCTCTTTGAAATCCAACTCATGGGTCTGGCGGGTATAGGCCCGTCTGTTGCCGCCGCCGTGGATGATTGGCTGATGCAGGCCAAAGACGCGGTCTTTGAAGCCGCCGGCACAGGGTAAGAACGCCCGCCTGAAGCCCAAAAATCTAACACTATGATCGCAGCCGCCCCTTGGGGCGGCTGTTTGCATTTGTAAAGGAGCGCCATATGACACCGTTCGACATTGCCCGCAGCTACATCGGTTTGAGCGAGGGCCCGGGCCCTGCCGACAATCCGGCCATTCTGGAGATGTACACCTCGGTCGGCCACGACTGGGTCGAGCATGATAGCGTCGCTTGGTGCGCGGCATTCGTCGGGCACTGCCTTGAGCAGGCTGGCATTCGCTCTACACGCAAGCTGACCGCCCGGTCTTATCTCAACTGGGGCATCACCATCGAGATCGCGGATGCCCAGCAAGGCGACATCGGTGTGATCCCGCGCGGTAGGTCCAGCTGGCAGGGGCATGTCTTCTTCATCGATCGGATTGAGGGTGCTTGGGTCTGGGGGCTTGGCGGTAATCAGAGTGATGCCGTGAACATCAAACGTTATCCCGTCTCAAAGCTGCTCGGAGTGAGGCGTGCGGGCAATGTTGCACCGAGCGTGACGCTGCCCGTTGAGGCGGTCCAGCGGCGGCTGAAGGATCTCGGCTATCACGAGGTCGGCAACATCGACGGGATTGCTGGGCCTCGAACCAGCGCTGCGATTTTGGCCTTCCGCAATGACAACAGCCTGCCGCTTGTCCCCATCATCGATGTGGCTCTCACCGAAGAACTTGAGGCTGCCGCGCCGCGTGCAATCGTCCCTGAGCGCGCATCCGGTGTA